AGCCTGTGGCTGATGCTGCACCTCGGTCACCTGTGGCTGATGCTGCACCTCGGTCACCTGTGGCTGATGCTGCACCTCGGTAGCCTGTGGCTGATGCTGCACCTCGGTCACCTGTGGCTGATGCTGCACCTCGGTAGCCTGTGGCTGATGCTGCACCTTGGTAGCCTGTGGCTGATGCTGCACCTCGGTCACCTGTGGCTGATGCTGCACCTCGGTCACCTGTGGCTGATGCTGCACCTTGGTAGCCTGTGGCTGATGCTGCACCTTGGTCACCTGTGGCTGATGCTGCACCTTGGTTGCCTGTGGCTGATGCTGCACCTTGGTCACCTGTGGCTAATGCTGCACCTTGGTAGCCTGTGGCTGTCTTACCCTTCTTCCACTTGCATTTTTCAAACGTAAACTTAACGGCTGCGTCTACAAGACTCTTAATACTTAGTTCAGCTCCTATGTGGATTTTTGAGCAAGCAATTTTCGTATCATCCGTATCTACGTCCATATCGCCAGTCCCCTCAACCTCGTGAAACTTATTCATACCAACTTCGGCAGGTGGATAGTAACCGAACACGTCCAACGGATGGAGGCAGAAGTGAAATCCGTTACCGCAAGCTCTTATATCGCCTGTTTCTTCATAGTCCTTACCTTCTTCGTATTGGAAATCCCTACATGTCATATCGGGGTTAAAACCTTTGTAGCCTTTGATTTTGACAAACTCCTTTGGCAGGGTAACGTTATCCGGCAGGTTTGCTCTAAGTACCATGTACGCCATGTAGCTGGCGTCAAATCCGGCTATCCCGGTGCCAATGGCAGTGAGAAGAAATTCCTTTTCCGGATGCTCGTTAGCGTAATTCCCGAAGTTTTCTAAAAATACCAGCAGTTCTTCTTCAGTTACTTTCTGCATATCCTTGTCCAGCGTAGGGATAGCATAGGACTGACCTTGTATCCCTTTTGCTTTCCCCATAATTGCGCCAAATTTCTCAACTGCCAATCTAGCTGCACCTCCGGCGTGATTGCCGTTCATATTGCTTCCAAAAACGAATATTTGATTTTCTTTCAGTTCCTGAATATTCTCAGGCGTTAACTCTCTTTTCATGATTCTTCCTTGTTTCTGTATTACTTTTAATTAATGGTTCCTACAAACTTCTCTAGGTTTCCACTCTGACGGTACTTTAGCCCACTCTCTGAATGCTTTATCAAACCCATCAAGGTCAGAGAACATATCCATCTTGGCGGTATCAGTAGTAATGAGGGTGGAGAACTCCTTGAAATACTTATCGGCAACTTTTACGAAGTCATTGTGCAACTTTTTTAAATCTCCAAGCAGAAGGGAGTTCTCTGCCATTAAATCGCTCGCTTCCTCTACTAAGTTATTGGCTTCGCAATTCAACAGGTGAGCGGCTGAAAGCAGCATATTCAATCTATCTATGCTACCATTGGCTATGGCGGCATCTATTATTTTTTTCTTTGGTTTCATAATTGTATATTTTCACTTTACATTTCCTTTCATGCGGTTAATACTTTCGTTCTCCTTTTTATTAATTTTGTCAATCCACCTTTGGAATTTGGCAGCTACAAGAGGGCAGTGTATGCGCAGGTTTCTGTCGCGTTCCGCTTCCCATTCACGTATCTTTCTCTGCGTCTCGGTATTCATAAATTTCTCCTTTTTCGTTATAATTCTTTCTTTAGAAAACTGTTGCAAATTTGCCCATATCTGTCACAGGCACACACTCTATGCCCTTTAGCCTTACAATACGCAGAATTATCCCCGAAGTCCGAGGCATTCTTGCAATTCCGGCATTTGACATATACAATTCCCGGTTTGACTTTCTTTGGCATACTCATGGTGACATCAGCATTTTTCTGGCTCCCTCATCTCCAGATTCAGCCCGGCGTTTCAACTCTTGATATTCAGCATAAGAGATTCTGTTATTTCCACGCTCTTCTATTTCTTTTTCACGTTGGATTCTGTATTGTTCACGCTCATGCCGATCAATGTCAATCCTACGTTCCTTAACATACTCCAGAAGAGAGCATGAAATCTTCATCGGACCAATAGCTCCATAAAATTGCCCATATTTCCCTAATTTGAATCTGGATATGAAGTTGCATATTTCAGCCAAATTCATCCAATAGTATTCACCTAGGACAAGAATACAAAGTTCATCCAGTTGTGTGTCGGTTATACCCTTTCCCTGCTCGGCGTAATCGTTAAGGCTATCAAACTGTACTTTCAGCCACCTAAGTGCGTTGTCTTCACCGTACACAGAACGGATGTTTGCAAGCGAAGGTATATTATCATTCAAGGCAATATCCGCAAGTGTAAGATTTGATTTTGCCAGCTTGCCTTGCAAATCAGGATTGTAATCAACCGCCATCCGGGATGGTGTTGGGTATTTCTCCAGTAGAGCCAACTGCTTTTCGTTTAGCTTCTTGTTCTGCAAGGAATTTTGCATCCGCTTCTGCGAACTCAGCCATGAGTCTAGATTTTCTCCGCTCAGAATCAATTCGCTTCTGCTCGTAGATGTCTGTATTTTGTCTTGCTCCATAATTTTTTAATTCAAATAATCCCGCATAATTACTTGCAATCGACTGCTCAACCACAAGCCTTGCTTTATTGCAATCATTTCCACTCAATGTTAGCAATCGGTTGTAGCACATTTTTAGGGATTTTTCCGATTTATAGTTTTCTTTTCTTTCTCTCTTGTATTCAAGCCATTCCTTGAATATGCTCTTAAAATCTTCCGAAACAAAAGACAAATCAACTTCCTTGTTTTTGGGAATTGTTTTCTTATCTCCGTTAGGAGATTCTTTATCTATATCATTTTCATTATCATTTTCATTAAGCTTGTTTTGGGTTGTTTGGGTTGAGTTTAACCCACTGGGTTGTTTGGGTTGTTTTGATTTGGCATTACAATTCCCTATAGGAGCACCACCTTTACGCCCGTTGTTTCGGTTTCTCTCGACAATGCCATGATATTTAGTTTCGTCTATCTCAAATTGATTGATGAAAAAACCCAATGCCATATCAATGTCCTCCTCTACCGTAACCTCCTCGCCAAGTTGATACTTGAAAATTGCACGAAATAATCGCCCAAGCTGTTTGTCTGATAATCTTGATATAGGTTTGTAGAAAGATTTATATATGATAAAACTATCCTTTGTCATTGCTTAATCTTTTAGGTGTTCTGTTAAGGTTCCCAATTGCCCAATGAATATGGTTTGACATTATCGCTGCAATTGACAACGAAGTCAATAATCTGTTCTGACAACTTATGCCATTCGTTTAATTCGTTTTGTTCCATAAAAGTTTAGTATTATAATTCAACTTCCTCAATTATAAATTCTATCCTTGGATTAAGCTTATCAATCAGCTTTCGTGCATTAATCTCCATACATTGCCGATCGTTCTTTATCGCCTTGCATCCTTGTAGACAGTCAAGTAAAATTTTGAAAGCATTATCAAGATCAGGACGCAAATTTTCGTGATACACATCCACTGTTAGTTTAAAGAAACCTTTTATATTCTTGTCCCTTAATCCACATTGTGCGTAGAAAGTTTGTTCATACTTTTTAAGTACATTCTGTTTTGCTAAAGAACCGTGCCCATATAATGCTACTATCTTGTAACAATTCGACTTTGAAGGGATTTTCCCCCTTATAATTTGTTTATCGTATATCATAATCCAAAATATCTATTTGCCGCCATCTCATCGTGTTGACGGATTGTTTCTACTATTTCCTTTTGCTGTTTACGGAAATTACGGTCATTGTCATACCTGCTATGGCATTCAGGACAGCCAATTCGCAAGTTCCATTCTTCCGTAATGTATTCAGGATAAAGTGATCTAGGTAACAGGTGCATCAACTGTGGTGTGGATGTATATTTGTGGCAAATACAGCAATACTGCGGTAGATCCCTTTTTATCCTTGCAAGTTTACGGTTTATTGTACTTTGTTTTTTGCTTATATGTTTCATTCCAATTAAAAGCCCCGAAGCGTATTCTCCGGGGCACAACCATTATTTACTAACCCTTGCCATTTATGTGTGGCTCACATTTATGAGGGGCGTAGGGGAATCGAACCCACCAAACCATAATTGGGCAGTGCCAGCAATCATGATTAACTTGCCGATTGAAGCTTCATAAATCAACAAGCCCTTACAACGTATATTGTGCACTTCTCATAATAAGGAACACAGCCAGTGCTTACGCCCCATATTCGCCCGCCCCATCTTCACAGACCGAGCAGGCATGTAAACAAAGTTATTTCTGTACTCTGATCAAATAACAGATTTTATCCTACCTAAATTAGGAACCATATACCTGTTTTCTAACCCTTTTATTAGTTCCCATTCTTCAATCATTTTTCAAGTTTTATAATTTCTGGGAAAGTTCTATATATGCTACTTTTCCCATCCCATTTGTCAATGAACTGTTTGTAAAGAATTTCTCTGGTAAGACCTTTTGACTGGATAAGAGCCTGTTCGGTTTTCAATTGTTCCAGCTCGTTGCGTTTCTTCTGCTCCTCAATCTGTTGGTCCAGTACGGATATATTGGTGTTCACTTCATTCCGGCTGTCAATCTTCTCACGGACCTTTTCGGAGAACTCCAGTTGTGCGGAGAATGTGAGCAGTTGCAGACCTCTTTTTTCAAACTCCATGTCAACTATCTGTTCCAACCGTTTCTCAAACACCAACGACCCTCCGTCAGCCATCAGGCTATCGGTCTTATGCTTCCGACTTTCCTCCTTTATCAAATCATATATACGTGGTTCCAAAATGTTATCTTCCAACGAAGACATAAAGTCACTTCCACGACCAATATGCTTGTTGTCAAAGACAACATCAATGGCACGGTCCTTGATAACTTTATAGCTGTATGTAGGACACGCTTTGAACTCCGTGTTGTCAGCAGCTTTCAGTGTGACAGCTTCTGCGAATTCTCCACGTTGATCGAATAGTGGAACCTGGAAAAGTTCTGTGCCCAATTCCCATGTAGACACTTTGCCGGAAACAATCTTAAAATCTTCCTTTCCCTGCTTGCCATAATTCTCCATAAGGACACCTGCATAATTAGGGGCTACTCTCTCACAAGAGGTAAACATTACCAAGGTCATACAGACCATCGTTAACTTAATCAGTCTTTTCATCTTTCAATGTTTTAATCAGTTTGTAAATAAAGAAAATTATTGTGGCTGATATTATTGTTATGCCCAGCCATGCATGTAAGTGATTGAATACCCTATTTCCGACAACAATTCCTATTATCAGAAACAGGATTAAATAAATATACTTTTTCATACTACTCTTAGTCAAAATTAAAATTATCCTCACCATTAGGTTCTTCCTCCGGCATATCATTACCGAAATCCATCGGTATGAACCAATCTGAAATAAACTCTTCCATATTATTCCTCCGTATCTTCACTATAACATGGCATAAGCAACCCAACACTACTTACGCCCTCCATCATACTATCAAAAACAATAGGTTTATTAGTACCCTTAAATGTAGCGACACACTTGTCGCTTTCAAAAAGAGCTTTATTCAACCGTTGCATAATCTTCATGTCAAACTTCACTTGTGGAAGCGGAGTAGTCTGCGTATTCAAAGCACCCTGCAAGACTTTTTCCGCATCAGGATATTTATCAAATGTGGAAAAGTAAAAGAATACTTTATCATTATCCTTGCTGCATTCTATGCCATCTTCGGCAATCATAATATTATCGTATTTCAGCATATCTTTGTAGAAGTCAGCGTGAAGAAATTTTCCGTCAAGTGCGGTTATCTCAGGTTCCTTCAACCCCGATATTTCTGAAATTCTGTTTTTTGCCAAAATATGCCCGTCACTTGCGTATGCAAATCCGTTTTTGAAATAGATACAACACATTTCAGGTTTGATAGGATAATCTCCAGAACAAGCAAGATGCATCTGAACTTTCTTGTTAAAGTTGTTTCCTTTTTCTGACATAAATCATTCCTCCTTTGTCTTATTACGTTCCTTAATCATTGCATCAGCTATCTGATAAGCTGCTTTAGCCTGTTTTTCAGAGTTGTAGTTTATAATACTAACCTCTTTGGATGGGAAAAACAATGTTACAACTCTATTCCATAAAGTTCTTCTGCGTTTTGCTGTCATCATTATGCACTTCATTGCTTCAAGCGCAATATGATCTCGTGATATGTTGCTTTCCATAATCAGTCCTCTTCTTGTATTAGTCGTTTAATCAATTCTTTTTTCCATCCTTGAATAAATCCATTTTCATCAATATTCATAATGATGTAGTCGCCATATCCTTCATCTGCCGGACACATAATCTTAGGTACATAGCCGTCATAAGAAGCAATGGCGATGTGGTCTTCATCAGTAATATCACATATAAAATCATCGCATACTTTATAGTGAACATTGGCAATTGTTCCTTGCGTCCAATTGACTATTTGTCCTGTCTCAATTGCTATAATAGGTCGCCAACGATAATGATCTGAATATATATTGTAATCAGCCTCTTCTTTTATTTGTACAGCACAAGGTATAAGAGGTTTACCTATGCCTTTACTCTCGCACAAATCAATGTCTCTCACTCCGTTTACTTCTGCATCTTCCCAATAGCGGACACCTGCATCTACTTTCAGATAGACCGCCTCAAACTCGGTCGGTTTGTTGATTGTAATTTTCATATTATTTTAATTGATTAATAACTTGTCTTTTGATTTTCTTGCAGAGCTTCCCGACAAAACGTCCATGCTTCTCTGTTCCGTCATCGGGCAACTCGTTTTTGTAAGTGTTGAGCAACTTCTGGATAAGAAGCACTTCTTGTTTTGTCAAAGTAAGTTTCATAATTATTAGTCTTTAATCTCCCATAAATGCCAGCAAGTACTATGTAAATTCACAAATTCTTCTCTCGGAGGGAATATTTGTGCCACTTGAATGTTATTTGGTAAAAACTTATATCGTACATCTTTCAACTGCTGATAACCTAATGGGAACTTAGCACTTACTGATAAATGCCATAACCCATTTTCTATTGCAATTATCAAACTCATCCCTTTGTATTTAAATACTCCAGTAGAATACACTCCATATTTGTCTGTTATTTCTTGCTCTTTAATATGAAAAGGGAATGACTTTGATCCATCTAACCTGTATTTGAGCAACTCTTCTCGTGTCATTTATTAAATGTAATTTATATGTTGTTCAATTTCAATCTCCATCAACTGAATCAAACGTTCTTCGTCTGGAGATGGGATATATATGCCACATTGGGCACTCGCGAAATTCCGAAACCTTTCAATGGTAAGGCTAAACTCTGTACTATCAAGGTCAGACGAACTTCTTAAGTATTTTATTCTCCCAAGAAACTTGTCTTCTCTCTCACGGACGAAAGTGTCTTTGTTGCAGAGAATCTTGTAATAGTTCCGCTTTACATATTCCATCGTCTCACCGATTTGGCAACCGAAATAAGCAAGGCAGACATGAAGGTATTTGTTCTGATTTAAAGATCTTTGGGGTTTCTTTTCCGTCAATTCAAACACCTTCTGTTCCTTTATCAACTTCTCCAGCTTCGCTCTTGCCTGCTGGACGTGGAGAGGATTGGAACCATCGTATTTCATCAGAATGGCAAATCTAAATCATCATCCGACACGCTAGGAGCAGCTTCTACTTCTGTGGAAGATGGATTTTATTAGAATCAACAGTTTCTGATAAATCTGCTATGATGTATCTTACACCCTCTTTTCTCTCTTCTCTCTTAGGGGCACAACTCATAAAATGAGTATAAGTAATATCTCCAAATGTAGCAGGTTCTTTCCGCTTGAAGATTGCGAAGTTTAAAAAACATCTTTCCTTACCATCTTTACACTTTACTTTCTTTATCAATTCCTTTGGAATGTCTGATAAACAAATACTTCCTCTTAACATAATCAAATAAATTTAAATTTATAACCTTTTATTTTTCTATTATCGTCATCTATCGCAGCAGTCATACATGACCTACTTACCCTTAAAAACTCTGCGGCCTCTTTACCACTGTCAAAAACTCTCATAAGCACGTTCAATGTCGGATGAAACATGCCAACTGGCTTATATTTAGTTATAGAAATCCGATATCCCCTTGTACCATAATTTGCATTATATTTGTAAGTACACCATTCCAAATTCTCAATAGAATTGTTTGCCGGATTCTCATCCTTGTGATTTATGCAAGGATAGTTATTGGGATTAGGAATGAATGCCTGTGCTACAAGTCTATAAACAAAGAATTTCCTGTTTAAATTCCCCTTACTGAGTTCAACCCTTGGTCTTCCGTCTTTTTGATAAAAAATCGTCTTCATCCTTTCAGGTACAACTTTTAATCCTCCTTTGAAGTGTGGCACATATCTTTTCAAACTTTTCACCCTGCCTAAATTGCTTATCTGATATAATCCTTCATATCCGACAATATCTTTCCATATCTCAAATTCTTTAGATATAGAACTACTTAAAATTGCCATAATTATATTGTTTTTAATGTTACACTTCCAACTACTGGAATCTCTTTTAAATATTTCTTATACAAATCAGGATAATCTTTCTCAAACGCCTTCTTGTCGAAATCCTTTCTGATAGTGTCCTTTTTGCGAGTAAATGATATGATATCACCTTTCCAACTATATTCACCGGCTTCTACCATAGCCATCATTACGCCATCAGTTATTTCTTTCTTTTTATCGGACCAGTATTTTGCCTGTGACACAATTTCCTGTATTGTCCTCTCCATCTTTCGGTACTCGTCAGGAAGAGTAACAGGAGATATGGAATAGGGATTTACAAACTGCCTGCCTTCCGAATCACATTTCAACAGATTCATTACAACTTCTGATGGTATTCTCTCGACTTCTACTATCTCATGGTTTTTACCTCTCAACCATATACCTATAAGCCTTACCGCATTGCATCCTGGATTCTGCAACTCAAAAAAGTATGCATATATACTCAACTGCCATCTTACAGATTCCTTGTCAAACACGTAAGTGGTCTTTATATCGCCCAAAGTAAAATCAGTTTCATTTTCGCGATAAACTTTGTCGATACAGCTTGCATAGTGCTCATTATCTGATACTAGATATTCAGAACATTCGTATCTCAATCCCCAATCGTCTTTCAGTTCCTTATATCCTTGTGCTTCATCGCTGTCATGAGTTATACCCATATCATCGACAAGTTCGCATATACTGTGGATCATAGTACCTCTTTCAGCCGCTTTTCTTAACACGTCTTCGGGAACATCACGGTATTTATCAGGAAAAAGCTGTCTGCTTATCACGGAAGTAATACCGCTTAGTTCCTTATCCCCTAGCATATAAGTATGTTCATTGGGATTGAAAATGACTTGTGATTTGATTAGTTTCATTTCAGTTCTCCTTTCCTTTTTGTCACCGCTTCAAGAAAACGTTTATCATTCTGTAATTCCTTATAATTTCCCCATACTACCTGTAATGTCTCGATTGACAGGCTTGATCTTACTTCCTGTAATGCCATCGCAAGGAAATCCGTTTCCTCAGGTGTTGTACTATCAGGGTCCTTTTGCTCTTCTGTAGGAATCAGGAACAATTGAAGCAAAGAATACTTCAACGCTATGCTCATTGCTTTATTCATCCCTTTGTCGCCTGCGTCCATTGCTTCACCCACATTTACAGTTTCCACAAAGCTGCCATCAGTGGTCATATACCTAAACTTTATCGTAGCCCTTGTAAATGTGTTCGTACCGCCGGATTTCGTTATTCTGTTCTCCGTTGTGAAGTTCTGCACTTCCTGTAGTATGAACACCTCATTTTTTGAGAATAATTCATGAAGTTCGTTCATAACGTTGTCAATCCCACGGAATTTGAATCCCTGTTGCTGGTTCTTCTCCGATTTGGTGATAGCCTTTGTCTCTTTGAGGATATTGGCTATCTTACTGTATATTAGCTGTTCACTCATTATAATATTATTATTTACCAACACAAAAAAGGCAGGTCCGCAGTCCTTACAAAGTTCCGCTTCCTGCCATGATATATCTCCACTTCTTCAAGCTCATTTTATAAGGTTAATCTAACTTTTTCTTTAGCCATCATACTGCTGATATTCGCTAGCGAAAGGGCTTGCTTAATTTCGGCTTTAGAGTAATAGAGTGGTGAATTTTTGCTTTCTCCTTTTCTGATAGGCTTTATCAGTTCCTTGCTTACGAGGATATTGAATCGTTTCAAGTCTATCTGCATCATTTTTAGCCACTTTTTTACATCTCTTAATCGGATAAGATCTTGTGCAGGTTCGTAAGCCTTGACTGCCTCCATATAACCGACTTGATAACTATCTATCATAATCGACTGAATATCACCTATATCCATCCCGACCTCCTTGTTTTTTCAATTCGCTCAATTTTTGTTCTTCTTCCTCTTCTCATTTCATCTTGTTCATGATAGAGTGATAGTGAGAAAACAAATAGTAGACAGCAAGCTATAGAAGACTTGATAGTAGGAGAGAAGTCCATAGTGAATTTCAAGCCCGTAATTCGTTCATATAGCATGGTCGCCAGTTCTCTTCCATTTCTCACATGAAGAATCTCAAAAGCCTTTTGCAGTTGGTTGTTTATTGTACTAACCGCCCGGCATTTGAGGTTTGCAATTTCTTTTTTCTCATACCCCTGTGCATACATTCGTGCTGTAATCTCACATTCGGGAGTGAGTTCCGTAAATACTCTTTCCATAATCGTGTAAGTTTAAAGGTCTACGATATTCTTTTGGCTCTTATTACGCCTTCTTCCTTGATGATGACCGCTTCCCATATTTTCCCTTCCAAATACCCTTCTTGGTTCAGCATGGTTCTATAATTTTGGACGGTTCTCATGCGCTTTATTGGGAAATCCTTGTGCTTTCCTATCGGAATCTCTCTAAGTTCTTGCATAATGCTTTTCTGTTCCATATACATAAATTTTAATTAATGATTCGTGGATGGTAAGGGAGTCGAACCCCTCTCAATCGTGCCAATTGGTTGCGCAACACGAAGCTCTAACCGATAAGCTAACCATCCTTTTTGATTAAAAAGGTGCACTATCCTCACGGACGGCACACCCAATACAAACAAAAAAATAAATACGAATATCTAATCTATTATCAGAACAATGCTTTTAACCGCATTCTTGAAATGATCAAACTTCTGTTGCAAATCACTCCAAGATTTATACAATATTTTTTTCTCTTCAGCTAATTTTTCGTTAGCTTCTTCCAGTTCTTGTACGCGCCTTACTAGGTCTTCTTGAGTCATGCTTTTTAATTCTTCTACTGTCATAATCGTATAATTTAAAGTGTAGCCCGAAAGGCAGGAATCGAACCTGCTTCTTGTGGGGTAATGAGACCTACATAAAGAATATGATTATTATTAAATTACCACATACATTCCATAATGCTACTTTCGGAGTATGTTCATACCTATATTCACATACCGGCATGAACGGATAATATTACTAACTAAAAAATAGATAGAGAAAATATTAGTCACACTCTTTCAGTTCATTGTATGTCAGGACTACCAGTCTTATGCACAACAGGAAGATAATGGAAAATATAATCACAGATACGCATTTTACAGGACTTTCCGTAACTATCGCACCATAAATCATCCCTAATGAACATAAGGCGGCAAATAAAGACATGATAAAATTGGCTGTTTTCATTATATTATTTTTTTGGAAGTTCTTGTATTCGCTTCATTATGTTAGATACTTCATCCGCATCCACATAACCGATTATATCATTTGTTATTGGAGTGTTATAGCAAATTCCATTATTGTCAAGAACTGCAACCTCATAAGTATCAATACCGTTGGAATAAAACGAAGTGCCTTTTAATACACTTACTCCATATCCGTTCTCAAACTGCATTATAGCATGCTTTGCGTTCATATATTCCTCACGGATAGGAGAAGGTAAGAGAAAGGCATCTTTAGCCATTTCATGTTGCTTAAAAAGCAAATCCTTGAATTGTTTTAGTTCATTCATGTCATTTAATCATAAGTTTGTTCCCCTCAACGGCTTAAACCGGTTGTTACCCCGAATCTTACGGGAGGGGATATATTAGACCTTTCAGCGATACTTGTGCCTAACCAAGCATACTTCTACGCTAAAGACAAATTGGCGTGCTGAAAGTAAATTTCATTTCAAATTAATATAGCCTACTGGCAATCTCCGCATCTCTGCTATGACAGCTTCTATATTTTATTATCTTTGGTTGGCAAAAACGGCTTATGAATTACACCGTAATTGCTTTCACAGACTTGTCAAAGAACTTAATCAAGAAGATTAATTGCGTAGAATATTCTCTACGTCTACACAAGCTGTCGTGTGCGGATTATTATCGCCATGAGTTATCATAGTATCTGTTTTCGGGATGATTTATCAAGAATGATTCTTTCAATATATTGCCGTTCTTCTTTGCAAAAGGTACATCTTCTTGAAGAAGCACAGAAGCCTTGATATAATCTCTTTTGTTCCGCTTAGCCAATCCCCATACATATTTCAGTGATTCGCTGAATAATGAGAATCTGAACATCATTAAGTGCGCATGGCGCATAATGGCTGCTCTATCATATTTGCCTTCTTCTGTCAAAAACGGATACGCTTTCATGGCTTTTTAATTTTAATGCGTTTATACTATTTTCTTATATCAACCTTTTTTCTATCTTTGTATCGTGCTTGAATGATTGATGATGCAAATATATAGCAATTGAATTAATAATCAAAACATTTGATATAATTATTTAATTCATTTGCTTTAATTAACAATAAAGTGAATTAATGTTATGATTGAACGTATTAAAGCTATAATGAACCATTACAACCTTAGCGTAAATGCTTTTTCAGCTAAAATAGGAGCTAATCAAGTTACTATCAACCAGCAAATGAATGGAGATAGAAAAGTAAGCTTAGATACCATATTGAAGATAGTTAATTCATTTGATTTAATATCCGCTCAGTGGCTTCTTACTGGTAAGGGTGAAATGTTCAAATCATCATCGCCAAAAGAAGAACCAACCCCTATCA